GGGAAAAGTTCAAGTTGAAGCAAATGAGATATATCTTGGACGGGCAGGAGATTTGTCGCAGCCTTATGTTAGATACTCTGTTTATAAAAAAACTATAGAAACGTTACAGGACGAAATCAACTCATTAAGAGATCATATAAAGAATCTAGAAGAAACTTTAGAAACAGCTTTCCAAACGGCAATAGCTGTTCCATATTCGAATATTCCATCTCTATATGCTTTAGCAAATAATGCATTAAGAAATCAAGTTCAGTTTTCAAATTTGGATCAAACTATTACAGAAGCTGATGATAAAATAAAAAACACTTATAACAATACAGTTAAATCAACAAAAATCTATGGAGAGTGATTATGTCAAAAGCAGCAATGAAGAATACAATTAAAGCAATATTGCAGTCTGAACTTGGAAAAGCTGAAGGCAATGCTGGCGTGGCAAATGCACAAATTGAAACGATATCTACTGCTATTTCCGAGGCTGTTGCTGCATATGTTACTCAAGAATTAACAGTTTTAAAAACATTCTTAGTCACACCGGGAACTTTTACGGGCGCAGGAACTGGAGTAGTCGTGGTAACAGCTCCTGGAATAGCCCCATATACTCCTGGGATTCCATGAAGAGATATATTTAATCCAATATGGCAAGACTATCATTTAAAGACGTTGGCACACAGAATTCTGTAGCTAATAACATAGCTACAACTGCGGCGCCGATTCCATATGGAATTAAAACTCCTTTGGAGTTAGATGAAGGAAATTCTGTATCGATATTCAAGATGCATTACAGTCTTCTTGATCAAATAAGTGATAATTTAAGAAACATTATATTAACGAATCATGGCGAAAGATTAGCCATGTATGATTTTGGTGCCAACCTACGTCCTCTTTTGACAGATTTTAGCAACAAGGACAATTTCGATCAAGAAGCAATGCGTAGAATTAAATCAACAGTTGGAAAATATATGCCATTTGTTAATTTATTAGGATACGAATCCAAAGTCGAAAGAACACAAAACGTATATACTGGCATCATATATATAATAATTGCATACAAAGTTTCCACTTTTCCAGAACAATTACTAGAAGTAAGTTTATTTATAACGTGATAATATTATGGCTGACGATAACAAAAAAAACGCTTTAAAACAAGTAAGACAACGCCGTTATCTTAATAAAGATTTTGATGCGTTACGTAATGATTTATTGGATTATGCCAGAAGTTATTTTCCAAATAATATAAGAGATTTTTCTGAGGCTAGTTTGGGCGGTTTGTTGCTGGATATGGCAGCATACGTAGGCGACGTTCAAAGCTACTATCTAGATCATCAGTTTCATGAAAGCTTTCCGGAATCTTCCGTAGAGCCTAATAATATTGAAAGGCACTTGAGAAAAGCTGGCGTTCCGATAATAGGCGCTGCTCCAGCAGTTGTATCTGTTACCTTCTATATAAGAGTTCCAACAGATGGAACCAATACAGGAAATCCTGATGTTACTGCACTTCCAATTATAAAAGAAGGAACCGTTGTAAAATCAACTAGCGGTATAGAGTTTGAATTAACAGAAAATCTAGATTTCGCTGCACGTAGAAGTGACGGCTCATTGCAAGCGTCAGTTACTGTAGGAACAGTTAATGCAAACAATGTTCCCCAAAATTATATTTTAAGTCTTAATGGAGTTTGTATATCTGGTAAACGAGCAGTCGAGTCATTTAATGTTAGCACATTCATTCCATATAGAAATATTACATTAACAAATCCTAATGTTACTGAAGTTATAAAAGTTGTAGATACTCTTGGAAATGAATATTATGAAGTAGAATCGCTAACTCAAGATACAGTATATAAGCGAGTTACCAACATAAATTATGACAATAAAATGGTTCCAGAAAATATAGTTCCTATTCCGGCTCCATATCGTTTTATAAAAAATACTGCATTGCAAACTAGAACTACAACGTTGACATTTGGAGGCGGTTCAGCAAGCACAATTAATGACGACATAATTCCGGACCCAAGTGAATATTCATTACCTTTATATGGCAAAAAAACGTTTAGCAGGTTTACTATAAATCCAGGCAATTTATTGCAAACCACAACGTTTGGAGTTATTTCTGAAAATACAATTTTAAACATCACATATCGTTATGGCGGCGGACTAGAGCATAATATCGACCCAGAAACTATTAATGCAATTAGCTCATTAAACATATTCTTCCCACAAAATCCAAATCCAACAGTTGCTGCATTCGTAAGAAACTCAATTGATGTAACCAATCTAGAAGCAGCATCGGGCGGAGAAGACCCTCCAACTACAAATGAGTTAAAAAATAAAATACCAGCATTTCAAGGGATGCAGAACAGAATTGTTTCTAAACAAGATTTGCTAGCTAGAGTTTATACATTACCTTCAAATTTTGGACGTGTATTCAGAGCAGCAATTGAACCAAACCCAAACAATCCCCTTTCTTCACAGCTTTTTATAATTTGCAGAAATCAAGATAATCAACTTGTAATTGCTCCGGATACACTTAAGAAAAATTTAGCAACGTATCTAAATCAATATCGTCTTATCTCTGATGCTATCGATATTTTAGATGCACGAATAATCAATATAACAGTAAAATTTACTGCCGTTATTGACCCAACTCAAAACAGAGAACTCATTTTAAGAAACGTTCTTAATAAACTTAAAGATTACTTCAATATAAAGAATTTTGAAATCGATCAGCCAATTGTCATAAACGATATACAAAACATAATATTCAACACTGAAGGTGTTGCTTCTATTACCAATCTACAAATTGGGAATGCATATAATGTTATAGATGGAAGAATATATTCTGATCAGCAGTTTGATGTTAACGCAAATACTAATCGTGGTATTATATTTGGACCTCCTGGATCCATGTTTGAACTAAAATATGCAGATTATGACATAATTGGCACAGCCGTTTGATAGGTGATATATTATGTATAGATTATTATCAGCAAGCAAAGACACCTACATAACCAACAAATATATTGCTGGTCAACGTTGCACTACCTCCAACGTAGGACAAGCTGCTACTTTAGACTTGTTCAAACTATATGATGAAACAACTGTATTAAGCGGCACAACTCCAGTTTCCGGAGTCATAGAGTTAACAAGATTACTGCTTCAGTTTGATTATGAACCATTACAGCAAATAACGTCTTCATTTTTGAACATTAATGATCCGAGCTTCAAGGCTTATCTATCTCTAAAAGACGTATACGGCGGTCAAACTACCCCTTCAAACTTTTCTATAAGGCTTATACCGCTTTCACAAAGCTGGGATGAAGGCAGGGGTTTTGACGTTGTTGCATTTCGTGATTTAGATACAGCAAATTTCCTTACCGCATCTGTTGTAACAGGCACTCCAAATGTTTGGTTCCTATCCGGAGCAGCAGAGTCTGGTTCTCTTGGGGCTGCTAATATTGATATCATAGTTTCTGGTAATCTTGGAACTGGAGCACAGGATTTAACGGTAACTCAACAGTTTGCTCGTGGTGATGAAAATCTAATGATGGACGTTACCACCCTTGTTAGTGCAGCGATAGCAGGTCAAATACCAAATTATGGCTGGAGATTGTCTTTTATAGATGCTCAAGAGCAGGACGACGTTACACGGTTTGTTAAGAGATTTGGTTCACGTCAAGCGAACAATGCAGACCTTCATCCACAACTTATTATCAAATATAATGATCAGTTAACTGATGACATGGGAGAAACTCTATTCAACGTATCTCAGAGTTTGTTTACGTTTAATCGTATTAATGGCGGCTATCAAAACTACTTCTCTGGAAGCGCAGAGATTACTGGAGCAAATAGTTTGCTTCTTAATCTATATGGAGCTAAGTATTTAACTTATTACACCTCCAGCTTCTCTCTATCTCATAGCGCAAGCATTAATCATTTAACACGTAGCCTTTATTCTATAACCCAGAGTTTTCTTGGTAGTCAGTATCTAATTGGTAGCGTTCCACAAACCGGTATTTACTATGCAAATGTTAACTTCAATACTGTTGAGAACACAACCTTGAAAGACTTCCTTACGGGCTCTACATCACAAGAGTTTACCTATGCATGGACCAGCCTTGATGGAACTCTTACTTATGCCTCTGGCAAGACCCTCTACAAGCTCCCACAAGGCTCTATAAGCAACGTTGAAGAGAAGAACTGGGTAGTCAACATAACCAACCTTAAACAAGAGTATAAAGCCTCTGAACAGGCAAGATTACGCATCTTTGCATTAGATTACAATACAGAGCAGAGCGCAAGTAGATTGCCGCTTCAACCAAAGAGTGTCATATTGGAAAATCTCAAATGGAGATTGATCAACGCATATTCACGTAAGGTTATTGTTCCATTTGACAGTATAGCTACTCTTTGTTCATACGATGCAGAAGGCATGTATTTCGACCTTTGGATGCAAGACTTTGCAAAGGGAGAGGTCTATGCAATAGAGTTAATGATTACTTATGGTGGTAAGGATTACTTGATTAGTAATGCTGGATTCCGATTTAAGGTGATGCCATAATGCCTATCAATAATACAAAAAATTTACAAAGAAATTCTCCGGCACTTTTTAAACCAATTGTAGTTCGTGGCATTCAAGATCAAGGAGATGAAACTGTAAGTTTTAATTTATATCAAGCAAACGTTATCACAGATACTAGTATCGATAACACTTCTTCGTTTCGTTATAATCCGCCAGAAACAGGTTTGCGTTCTTCACAACAATTAAACGTTGATTGGTCTGATTTATCAAATCATACTTTCTTTAACTCTGCACAGGTTAAGGTAAATGTAGCTTTTGATAAAATTCAAAACAATTTCCCATTCGATGGAACTCAAAAAGAAACTGAAATTTATCTAGATAAACTAACCGGTTATGAAAAATACATATATGACAATTATCCAAAAAATAAAGGTTATTTGTATTTCTCAGGCACAGTAGCGCCATCTTCTGTAGCTTACGGAACATATGTAACTGTCGTCGATCAAGCGGGGGCCGCTTATACAAGCCTGTCTAAAAATACCGATGGTAGAAACATTATAAATCCAAAACTTAATCCAATGACCATAGAATATTGGTTATATGTTCCAAATCAGTCAAACAGCAATCAAGTTATATTGGACAAACATAGCGGTTCATTTGGATTTTTATCTGGGTTAAACTCGTCTATTTCAACAACAACTGCAACTAACAGTTTTTATATATCTTCTGGTTCCGCATATGAACAACTTAGCATTTCATTTCCAAAGGGAGAATGGAATCACATTGCATGGGTATGGGACAGAACTCCAGGATACTATGGACTTTCTGCATATCTTAATGGCGAATATTATAGTTCCAGTTCTATGGCAGTAGAATTTGGGACAATTGATATTCCTAGTAATCTATACATTGGTTCTGGTAGTGCCTTATCGACCGTAGGATTCGTTCCAACAAATACGCTGTCCGGAGCTTTGGATGAATTGCGTATTTGGCATAGTGTTCGTTCTAAAGAAGAGATATATAACAATTATCAAAAATCAATATTTGCAGAACCGAAGCTTAAACTATATTATAAATTCAATGAACCATCCGGCAGCAATTCCACAATTGTTATTGACGCTTCTTCTAACAGTTTGCATGGCAACTTAAGTGGAGATAGAAGTAGTTTTGTAAGACAAGTTGCAACTTCATCGATTGCTGGACCAGATCCTGTCATATATGAACAGTTAGAACTTTGCCCTATATTGTTTGGAAATCAAGTTCAAGTATATAACTATAGAACTTCACTATACACAAGTGCTAGCATATATGACAATGAAAACCCAAATATAATAACCAAATTAGTTCCAAGACATTATTTCCTAGAAGGTCAGGTTGAGAATGCTTTGGAAACTGAAGAGGGAGATATAGTTGATAGCTTGACTTCCGGCACAGATCCACGTTCTACTGAATTAGGCGACACCCAAGTATTTCTATTATTTCTCTATACATGGGCAAAGTTTTTTGATGAAATAAAGCTTTATACTCAGTCTTTTGTCGATAATCAATTTGTAGATTATAATAATATCGACACAGTTCCAGATCAGTTTCTACAGCAACTAGCAAGAAATCAAGGAATTGAACTTCCTCCAATGTTCACTGGAGCATCCGTCGCTCAATTTATAAATTCTCAAAACATACAAGATACGCCCGGCGTAAATCAATTTTCTCTACAATATATTCAAAACCAGATATGGAGAAGGATATTGATTAATTTGAGAGAAATTGTAACTTCAAAAGGCACAGTACATGCTGTAAAAACTTTCATTAGGGCAACTGGAATAGACCCTGATCAAAATTTCCGTATACGAGAATATGGCGGTCCAACAAAACAAAATCTAGGTTTTGTAAGAGATAATCGTCATGAAATAGCAAGTGTTTTAAATTTTGTTTCTGGTGGTCGTATAACTAGTCCATATCTTTCTGGTTCTAGAACAGAGCCAGGATTTCCATATATTGCTGGAACCGCTTCTGATGGTCTTTACACTTCCGGATCATGGACTTATGAAGCCACATATAAATTTCCAAACAATACCACATATGATCGTAATCAAAGTTTGATAAGGTTTGTAACTACCGGTTCAAGTTTACCAAACAGTGGAGGATTAATAGCAAATCTAATAGCTTATTCTGGAAGCATTAGTTTTGCATCTACTACAACTAGCTCATTAACTCTTTTCGTAAGATCAAATGACGACATATCGTCTCCGTATTTGACTTTGTATATGTCTGGAGTAAATCTATTTGATGGAGATAAATGGTATGTTTCATTTGGAAAACAGAGAAATGATGATGGGTTGAACTCCACCATTTCTAGCTCTTATTTCTTGAGAGTTGCTAAAAACGTTTATGGTGAAATATTTGAAAATTATGTAACCAGTTCGTGGTTCAATGATTATCAAGGAGCCGGTAATAACGTATGGAACTCTTTGTCTTCTACAACAAATGCTAGCGGCTCTTATTTTATAATAGGTTCAAGTTCTGTAGATTCAAGTATAAATAAATTTTTAAATCATTCTTCTGTAGTTCCTTCAATAGCCAGAGAAACTGGATTTAAAGGCACCGTATCTCAAATAAGATTCTGGAGCAAAAATATATCTGAGGAAGAATATCCGGAACACGTTCGTAACTTTAAATCATTAGGCGTTCAAGATCCTCTTACAAACTTTAATTTCGTTACTTATAAAAGTAGTTCTTGGGAACGTTTACGTATTGATGCAAATACAGATCAAATTGTTACTCAATCGAACAATAGCGGTCAAATAACAATATTTGACTTTTCTCAAAATAACTTACATTTGTCAGGCAATTTATTTCCAACTGGAAGTCAAATTATTAATCCTGAAAGATATTATTACAGCTTTATTTCTCCAAAATTTGATGAAGCTAGCACGACAAACAAAGTTCGCATACGTTCATTTGAACAATATGAAAACGTTCAAAATACACCTTGGGCACAAGTTGCTCCGGTATATGAAATACCAAGAAATGAGCAACCGACTGATAGCACGAAATTTACAATAGATTTCAGCGTTGTAGAAGCATTAAATCAAGATATAATTAATATTTTTGCGACTTTGGACGAATTAGATAATGTATTAGGAGCTCCCGAACTAGTATTCTCTCCGGACTATCCTGGTCTTGAAAACTTGAGAAACGTTTATTTCAATAGATTAACTGACAAAATAAATCTCAAACAATTCTTCGAATTTTATAAATGGTTCGATACGAACATTGGAACGTTTGTATCTCAATTAATTCCTAAGAAGACAAAATATTTTGGAACAAATTTTGTAATTGAAAGCCATATGCTCGAACGTCCAAAGTTTGAATATTTGTTCAGCGAATTATATCTTGGAGACAGTAATCGAACCGGGCTTAGAGATAGAATATTTCTGCAAATGTTTTTGGCAACTTTTGCCAAATATTAAAAAAACGTTTTGCAATATATCTATACTATAATCAGGTGACATATGTCTTTTAATGAAACGCAAGGATTAAGTGGTACTGAATTTTTTCCATATGATGATACCACAATAATTTCACCGGCTGAACTTCGAATAGGTTCAATGCCGGAAGATGTTATATCCATATATATGCAATCTGGTTCTGGCATGGACACATCTGCTTATGATAAGCTGAGACAAGGCGTAGAACTTAGAAGAGCAAATCATGTTTACGGAACAACTCAACCAAAACTGTGGGCTGGAAACTTATTACATCGTCCATTAGAATTTATTCCATATGGTGAAGCTAGAACTTGGACAGAATACGAAAACACAACCGAATATTACGATAACACAATTCCATTTGATCCTGTTTATTATATAAATTCTCAGCAAAATGGGATTATTACATATCCATTTCCAATCTACTTTAATGATGGACCTCAACAGGGTCAAGAAGCCATAATAGAGCCCCTTACAATTCCATTTAGAGCCAATACCTCATATATTGAAGGAGCATATCCAGTTCATCGTCCAAAAGGAAATTTGGAAGATGGTAATCCTACCCAGGACATTCCTCAGTCAAACAATAGAGTGTTACAGTTTATAGAATACAATACTCCATTAACTCCAAATCCATTCCTTGATGCAGGTCAACAATATATTGGTGATGGTCCAATTCAAGATGATATTATAATTGAAGGTTATGTTGACTTCAATTTGAGACTTGGCGATCCTTTCGATGATACGGAAACATCGGAAATAGTGGATCAACTTTTGATTACTACATCTTCATTAAATGGTCTTGATTTCATACAACAACTTAAGCTTCTTCACATCAATTTAGACGATGATATTAGAGAAACTTATACTCAAAAATCAGCAACAGCAGGTTATACTGTATACGGACCAGAACAAGGGCGTTATGGAACTGATAGCGTTACGTTTTCTGGATGGAGCAGAGGCTCATGAGCAGACAAGAAAAAAAGACAAGAATAAGAGTAGTTCCACCAAAGCTTCAGCTTCGTGGTCAAGACGCTCTTACAGGCTCTTATCCAACTAATGTAAGATTTTCTTTAGACGGTAGAACTGGAAATTATAAGATTGGTTACAATGACATTCAGACTGTAGTTTTCGGTTCACGTTCTAATGGAACATCATGGCAAGATAACATGATTGGATATTGGACCATGCAAAGATTAGGTCCGACTTCAAATGCAACAGGAAGCGTTACATTTGAATCAGAAATATCTGCTCGTTCCGGAATTAATGTGTATCCATACATGGATTACAACTTTGTTCCAGATAGCAAATTTATTTATTTTGGCGTTTTCGAATCGTATGCACACGAAGGAAAAGCATATAATGTTAATTTAAACGAAGCAAATCCTACCAATGGCATAGAATATCCAACTATAATTCCAAATAAATCATATGATTTTAAGCCAAATTATAGTGCATATGGAGTTTTAGAAGGCGATCCTATGATTGCTATAAATTCCACATATCCATTGCTTGCTCAAAATTTAGATTCGAATAAAAATTTATTTGCATTTACAGGATCTTTTGGTTCCGTATATCCAAAATGCACGTATCAACCTTTTACAATTGCAGGGTGGTTCTATTACAACAATACCGCAAATAACGCATCAAATGCTAATATATTAGTAGCTGGTCCATGTAGAAAAGAGCCGTGGAATATAGAAAATGTAGATTATTATGCTGCGGCAGTAGAAGATGGATCTGGCGGACTAAGCTTTCAAGTTGCTTTTATAAGCTCAAGCTATTCAACAAAATCTATGCAACTTGATACAAACTCAATTTCTAACTTGGTTGGAAAATGGTTTCATTTTGCTTTTACATATGATGGTGCCACCTCCACTTCTGATGTTGTGGCCGACGACAACACGATTAAAGTATATGTTGATGGAAATAGAGTAGCCCCACTAAATTTCTCAGATAATGGAACCGGCTTTTCTGGTTACAACACTAATGATCCAATATATTATGGAATATCAAGCACGTATCTAGCTTGTTTAAATTCTGATGTAACAGGTTCTATTGCTGAAATGGCTTTATTTAACCGAGTCTTAACTCAGCAAGAAATTGTAGAACTATATGCTTGCCAAGTTCCATGGAACAAAAAGCGACGTATAATAGCAGGGACTTCTATAGACCTCGATAATGATCCATATCCGGTAGATGCTGAAGAATATATGACCACATTCAATAGAGATGGCATGTTAGTTACCGGCTCTATTGTTAAAGGAGTTGGAGATAATCCACAATGGGTTCATTTCTCCCCAGGTCAAGAAATGCAGCCGTTCCACGATGAAAAACAATTTGCTGCTGATGCCAAAGGATTGACTATTGAAAATCCATTCTTTGCTACTGGCAGTGCAGAGACATTAGTTGGAGAAGGATTTAGTTCTCCACTTTGGAGTAAAAATAAAATAGTAATTCCATTAC